GATTAGTTCTAACTAGGAACTGAGTATTGGCATCCATAAAACCTGCCATATGAGTTTGTTCCTTTTAGTTTTAATTAAGTGTGTCCATAAGCATAATAATCTCCATCTCTGAAGTCTTCGCCTAAGTCGATAGCATCATTATGCATTTGAACGGCTATTTTCTTAGACTGCCAAAGATTAGGATCTTTCTTCTTCAAATCTTGATAATAAGACCAAGTACGTTTTTCTACTGTAGGTCCAGTCGTAGTTGTTCTCTGTTGAGATTGAGGAGGAGCACGGAAAGGATCTGCTTTAATCTGTTCGTCTAAACCTAGAGATCTTAATAAGACCTTAGGTTGAATACGAGCCATACTATTGAATTCCTCTCTAGTCAGTCCTAATTCATTGATTTGTCTATTGACTATGTTCTGATAATCAGAGCCATATTCTTTTATAATTTTATCCCTTACAAAGTTAGCATTGTCTTGCTGACGTTTAGTAGTTTCATTCTCTAAGATTTTATTAGAGATGAGAACATCTAATTGTTTAGGATCAAATTGGGGCTGTATTTTATCGTCTTTCACTATGGGTGGGTCGTTACTTGAACGTTGAACTGCCATTTGGTCTAGCAACTCTTCTATCTTCGCCCTAGCATTATATTGCTGGTTTAGATCCATATATTCTTGTCTAGAAGCATCTAAACGCTTCTCTAATAAAGATATATATGAATCTGAAAGATGTTTTCCTCTGGCGAGGTCTTCGGCAGATTTAAACTTCTTATCTTCTCCAACTAAGTCCTGTAAGTATTTTCTTTCAGGATCAATCTGAGATAAACTTGTTTCGTCTAGAATATCGGTCATTATTCTCTCCTAGGTTGGGTCATACCTTTTATGTATTCTTGAAACTCTAATGCAAAGTAAATGAAACCAATAAGGAATGTTTTATCTTCGTAAGTCAGAGGTTCTCTACTGTGTAGTAATTTCTCTTGTATTTTCAATGCTTCGGTCTTCATTGATTCTGTTGTTCCCCTGGATTAACTTGAGGTGGATTCTGTCCCATATCGTAATCTGAACCTAAACCTGTTGCAGTCATGGTAGACTGATGCATCTGCTCTTCTAGAGCTTGAGCTTGTTTCTGACCATCTGCTTGTTCGGCTAGAGCTACGAAGGGTGTGACTACTTCAAAGTCTTCTAAGTTGAATGTCTTTTCTAATATCTTGGCTAGTTTAACTCCTGAGAAGTGAGGTTGAACTACTGGCCATAGATTGGATTGAGTTAGGTTGGTAAGGTTCTGTATAAGCTCTGCCTGTTCTGCAAAGTGTCTGGCAGCTACAGGTTTAATACGGCCTATGCCTGTTATATCATCGACTGTAAGAGTCTGGAAGGTCGCTAATTTAAACTCATCATCAAATACCTTAATCGTCGTAGCCCCTACCATATTGCGTCTGGCGAGCTCTAAGAGGGCATTTAAAAGAGGTTCCTCTTCTTGTTCTTCAAATTGTTTAATCTTGTTCTGATAGATACGGGCAGAAGCATTCTCTAGACGTTGAACTTCATATTTAGTCTTCTCACCTGGAGATCTGAAACCCATGGCTTCTCTAGGAGCACCTGCCATCTGTTCCATTAACTGCTCCAGACGTTCTATCTTCATATCAGATTGCATTACATTGACTTCAGGAACAAGTAACTCTACATCTCCTTCATCAGAGACAAAGATCTTCTCACCTGGTTGCCATGTAAAATCTTCGACAAAGCCTTTGACCTTCTGAACTGGGAATGTTACTAGATCCCAGACATCTGCTCCCATGTTTTCAATATGATCCATTCGATATTGCATACCGACTAGATTGTCTAATGGTCCCATACCCCATAAGTTATCTTGCTTCTTACGCCATGGAACATGGAATATAGGAGCATAACCGAAGTATGAAGGACCTGGTTCGTTGGATATTAACTTGTGGCGATCTATTATGGTAATTACACGGTTCTTTTCGAAGATGTCATTGATGTAATCATAATAATCACCGTAGAAAGTTAATATCTCTACGAAATCTTGTAGTAAATAGCCTCTAAATGAGGTGAAACCATCCATAGCATAGAGATGATCCCGTTGAATCCAATCCCCTTGAAATGTTCTTGCGTGAAACCTAATGTTCTTAAGATACGCAAATAACTCTTCATAACGTGTCTTATTTTCATCAGTAGACATTCTCTGGAGATAATCTCTTAGTTCTCCCATAGAGATGATACTACGGACTATCTTAGGAGACTGATAGAAGTTCTCTGCTGTAGGGTTGAAGACAATATCAAGAGGAGAGATCCGACGAACTGCTGGACCTACATATCCTACTTGTGTCTTATCTGGTAATTGAACTCTTTGATCCTGCCATTCGACACTACCGAAGCAATTACCATAATCTATATAATCCATGATAATCTTATCCATCTCATGTTTAAAAGATGGTTGAGAGACTACCCATGCCATGTAGTTAGTTATAGAATCTCGTTTATCTCTGGAGTTAGAATCTTTTTCATTAGCTTCCCATGTCAACCACTTACGTTGAGGAAAGAGAGTAGCTGTATAATTCGAATAGAGATTATCTCTTATCTGACATAACTTAGGGACTGTAGTCTTATTCTTCCAAGGAAGTTGATTATTGGTAGTTTGAGTAGTGTCTGTCGCATAGACATATCTACGAACTTCTTCCCAATCATTCTTCTTTACTTGACGTAGTGTCTCCCATTCTACCCATTTCTCAGTAATACGGGTAGCTAACATGTCTGGTTGTATTACATTGTGTAGTTCTAGAACTCTACCGGTCATCTGTTTCTTCTATTTCTTCTTTGTCTTCTTGTTCAACAGGAGGGTAAGGTTTTCTAACTTCTCCACACATAGGACAAGGTAGGATAAAACCACCTCTACCTAAACATATAGGACAAAGTTCCTTCAAGCTACACCGCCATATTTACTGTGAAATTGATACACTGTTTGAGCATCTTTCTTCATTCTGAATATATCTAAGGGGACTACAGCAAAGTCTACTGCTGCAGCTAAAGCATCTTTTATGTCGTCATGAGCAGGATTAGTAAAGATAAGCTCTTCTTCTAAAGTCTGACAGTTACCTCCGGCATAATGCCACATCTGTAAATTAGAATACTTAGGTTCCAAAGTAGCCTGGATTCTCTCTTCTTTAGATCCTTGCCATCGGCTAGGACGATATTCTTCTACAGAGAGAGACAGACCAAAGGGTCTAATGTAGTTATCTTTTAGATCTCTTACTATGACTTGTTGAGCTACTGATACTTCTGCTCTTAACTTGTGGAAAGCCCACTTCTCGTGTAGTTTTAATATCCTGTTAAAGTAATCTGATATCTTATCTGTCTTAAATCTATCTATATCTAAGATATAGTAGTTACCTTTACCATCTACTCCGACGACGACTATCGCTGAGTGATCCGCCCTTTTCCCTGACGAATACGCGAAATCGACGGCTGCAACGACGTTGAGTCGTTCATGTTTAAAGAACCATCTTCCATCTTTCTGTCCGAGGAAGGCTGGGTTATAGTATTGGAAGAGATCTCGTTTAATTGCGGACGAATCGATGTCGTGCGGATCGTTATAGTACTGGGCCCTAAAGTGTACTTTGTTAATGTACTGTGCTCTTTTTGTGGCCAGGATTTTACTGTCGAAGCCGAACCATCGTCCGTCTGTTCTTTGTTGTCTTGGCCATAGGAATTCTCCTGTGCCATCGCCAACTGATTCAACCTGTCGTTCAAATACCTCAAATAAGGGTGTTGCGTTGGAAACATTGCCCAATTCATCGTAATCTTCAATCTCCATATCTTGTAGACTAGAATATAAATCTTTAGGATGGTATCTAGTCCCGACCACCCATTCTCTTGCATTTACCGTCTCTATCGATGATAGGAGCGAATACTGGCTTTGTACCTTCTCTCGACCATCTTCTAAATAGGCGTTAGACTCTACGACCACATCGTCCAAAGCAGCAATATCGCAATGTAGACCTACAATGTTGCTAGTCAGACCTGCGGTGAATATAGAAGGATCTCTGACTGACTCTGCTTTTCTAAGAGGATGGTCAATAGAGATTTCTCTTTCTGTCCATTTCTCACGTTTAGCTTCCTCTCTTTCGACCATCTCTGGCCAATAGATTCTATACGTATCGTTAGTTAGAATATCTTTAATAAACTTAAGTTGTTTAATAGCTAAGTTTGAAGTACTTGATATAAGTAAGATTCTTAAGGTCGGATCTTTAGTCAATTCCCAAGCTAATCTATAAGCTAGGAGAGTAGACTTCATATGATCTCTAGGTAAGAGTAAGAGTTGATGAGACTTAGATTCTTGTTTACACCACCAAGATATTACTTCTCTGTGGATATTACCTAAGACTCTTTTAGGATGAATTAAATTAATAAACTCTATTAAAGATGATTCAGCTAAGAACTTACGATCTGCTCTTACATCAGATAACTTAACTCTAGATTTATTTAGACTACCTTTAGGTCTACCCATGATTTAACTTATCTATTCTCATACCTTGAGCTAACATTCTCTGATCCATAGCATTCATACGTTCTTCTTGTCTGGCCATAGCTACTACCACTTTCCTAAGCTCATGTATTTCAGATTCTACTGAAACAAGACGACCACCTTGAGCTTCTACAGAAGCTTTAATAGTCGATACAAAGTAGACACCTCCAGTTAAGAAAGTAATTATAGTTAAAATATTACCTAAGTTAACTCTGAGAAACTCATCCATGCTTAGAGCATATAACCCCAGAGATTAATAGCACAAGCTGTAGCTCCTGTTCCAGCAGCAGTAGCACTAATGTTAATAGCTCCTATATTAGGACCTGCTCCACTAGCTATACCATTCTGAACTAAAGGAGAAGACAAAGGAGGATCTAGATTAATTATCATAGGTGCCTGCACAGCTCCTGCAGTTCCAGTTATTGGATAGACAAATCCAGCAGTGATTGCAACTGCACCTGCAGCATTAAAATATGAAATTGTTATAGATACGTTTGTAGCAGAAGTAGCTCCTGTACATTGATAACTAAATCCTGATAGATAAACACTTCGTCCTGATGTTCCGACTGGTCCTTGAATAGTCGCAGTCAAACCGGCACCTGTAGTACTTGAATTGTTAGCTGTTAATAATGTATATCCTTGAGGGACATTAACTCCAGTCATTATTTTCCTCTTCCGACCGCTGAACGGCCTTTATGTTTTGAATTCCAAATCTTAGCAGCTTTAGTCTTAGCTGCTTTAGTAGACATACCTTTTCGGATAAAGGAGTCTCTTATTTTCTCATATCCCGCGGGCATGCTTACGGCTTATCCCTGTATTAGTATTAGATACTTGCGGCTTATTACTGTTAGACCATCGTGTACTTGCGGCTTTAGATGCTATTAATGATCTATGCTTTTGGCTTAATTTAGCTGCTCTAGCATAACCACCTATACTATGAATGTTTTCTTGGTCTGCCACCCATTTTCCCCATATCGCTGAATGTTAATAACTTAGGTTTACTTGCTGCTTCGACTCTCTTCCACCATTGAGCTACTTCAGCTCTGACTTCTGCCTCTGTTATCTGTCGTCCAGCAGATGTTACTGGAGGAGGTGGAGGAGGAGGAATAGGTAAGTTTGAAGTATCTACAAACCAGAATTGATCTATAGGTGGGTAACCTTTAGGAACAGGCCAATCTAACTGATAGAATGGAGTTCCTTGTATAGATATAGCTCCTGGAGGTAGACCATTAGTCCATATTAGAATTGGTTGTTTAGGACCGACTGGTATAGGCCAATCTATCTGTCTAAATGGATTCTGAACTAATAGAGTCGATTCTAGTAAGTTCTGTAACCATGTTTGGTCTATTGGAGACCTAACTACAGGTAGAGGAGAATCTATTACCTGAAAGAATGGAGTAGGAAATGGTAGTTGTACATTACCTGCTTCTGACCAGAACTGTTGTATTGGTTGATATGTTCTAGGTAAAGGCCAGTCTGACTGAAAGAATGGTGTCTGAGGAGCTGGCTGAGATGGACTCTGAGACCAGAATCTATCCCAGGTTAATGTCTTAGGAAGAGGCCAATCAAATGGTCTGAATGGAGTCGGGAAAGGTAATTGAACATTACCTGCTTCTTGCCAAGTCTGATACCAAGTAATTCTTAAAGGATTAGGCCAGTCATAATTCTTGAAAGGAGGCTGAGTCGGCCCCATAAGTATTGTTTGATTATAAGTCCAAGTCTGAACTATAGGAATAGATCTATAAGGAAGTTGCCAATTAAACTCACTGACTACTTGAGCCGTAATAGTCGTTAAAGAGTTACCACCTTCTTCCCAACTTCTATACCAACCAGTAGATCGTACATTAGGCCAGTTGAAT